ATGGTCAATGACTAATTGATTTAATCTACCTTGTCCTTTTATTCTAGCAGGGGCTTTATTTTTTTTCTTTTTACAAGTAACACAAATAGGTTTTTGTTTTTTAAACCATTCAGCTACTCGGTTTCCCCACGTACTTCTAATTTTAATAATACGAAGCTCTAATCGTCCTTTTGCTGTCAATCTTTTCTTTTTTTGAGACTTTAATTTAGATTTACGTGTAGCAGCTTTACCCTTAGGCGTTGCTATATATCGAGCTTGTCTCTTGTTAGAGACTACCATGTTACTTTGCTTCTCCCCATGAAGGTCCTTTTTCTAAATCAATTACACTTGGAACATTAAGCTCAATACAATTCTCCATAATTTCTACAATTTTTTTCGCCTGCTCAGGTGATTCAAATGAAAGATCTAATTCATCATGCACTTGAATAAGCGGAAGAAAACCTTCTTCATATAATAGAACCATTGCTTGCTTAGTTTGATCAGCAGCGCTTCCTTGTATTAATCTATTCAAGGCTTTATAGGTCCACCCTCTTTTTATTCTAGTAAATCCACCATACTCTCGTTCAGCTTGTTCTTTAGGAAGAGGTAATCCTGCTCCAAATTCTAACGGTTCCCATAAATTAAAACGACATTTACGTCCTTTAATAGTCCTAATAAAACCCACGTCTCCTGCTCGTTTTTGAGCGTTCTTAGTTAGTTGTCTAACAAAAGGTACATTAGTATGATATTTAGAAAAAAGATCTTCAGCTTCAAATTCTGTAAGATTTAATTCATTTGCTAATTTAGCTTTACCCATACCATACATCATACCTAAATTAATTGTCTTTGCTTGTTTACGATCAATGCCTGCCATATCAGCTACGGTTTGATGAAAGTCTATATTGCCGGATTGGTACCCCTCTACTAAATGTTGTGCCCCTTCAAGCTTAGTTAAAGCTGCATAATGTACTAAAAGACGTGGTTCTTGTTGTGAATAATCAAATGCCCCCCACTTTTGTCCTTCTTCAGGAATAAATAATCTTCTAATCAAAGGGCCTATTTCTTTATTACGAGCAGGGATTTGTTGCAGGTTTGGATTCTGCATACTTAATCTACCAGAGATTGTACCTCCCTGCTCGTTTCTCATTTGGTTGATTTCAGCGTGAATCCTCCCTCTGTTCTCGTGCTTGAGAATACTATCAATGAATGTGGTTCTCGCCTTATTAATCTCACGAGCTTCAACAACCAATCTTGCAATTGGATTAGAATGATTTGACAAAAAGTCTTTGTCAAAGCGAGGCTGTTTAGACTTCTCAGTGCGCTCATAAGATATCCCTGCCGCATCAAAAGCCTTGGCGACAGATGTCGGAGTCCAAATATCAACGTGAATATTTGTAATCTCATGGATTTTTTTAAGTATCTTTTTCTCTGAAGTATGTAAAAACTTTTTTGTTCTCTCTGCGTGGTCAACATCTACTCTTACTCCCTTCTTTTTCATTTCAAATAAAACAGGAAATAAATCTGTTTCTAATTTGAATACATCTATAAGTTCTTCTTTAACTATTTCACGTCTTAACACGCCCCATAGTTTTAATGTTAGGGCTGCATCCTGTTCAGCGTAAGGTCCCACATACATGGGAGGCAGTCTCCACATCTCAGTCTTTGCATTAACACCCCACTCTTTTGCTGCATCATATAATGCAGTTTGTGATTTTTTTTCTCCTACATATTTTTTTCCTAACTCATCAAGAGAAAATCTTTTGGGTTCATTTTCATTTACCAAAGGACCGGCTATCATTGTATCAATAATACGACCATGAACCTTTAGGCCCATTTGATGCAACCATCCTACATCATAAATTGCATTATGAAAAATCTTATCGCACGGTAATTCTAATATTTTTTTAAGTTGTCTTGTAAAAACTTTTTCATCTATATTGCCCCCACCCTCATGACGAATAGGAAAATAACCTTGCCATCCCTCAATAGCTATAGCTACACCAATAACATATCCATTACTCACAGCCCAACCAGGCCCTACTCCTTCATTTAATCCTTTATCTCTTGTTTCTAAATCAATTGCAATTTCTTTTGCTTCGCTTAAATCAGGTATCCTTTCCGGAGGAAGCCATTCAATTTTAGTTTGGAATAAAGGTATCTGCATAAGCCTCCTATTTTATTTTCTTTATGGTTTTTTCAATTTCATCATATCGCAACTGCGCCCACTTATATTCCCTGTGTTTTACATCTCTATCAGTGGCGATAAAATCACTTAGCCTTTCACAAAACCTTTCATAATACATATTCCATTCCTCCCCCTCAATAATAATGCGCTTAAATTCTCCCTCCCGTGTGGCTAACAAGATAACTCCTTTTTTAATGTGAGTTCTACATTGTAAATTATGAGCCATTCCATATGCCGCTACTTGCATTTTCCAATCCTCGGTCCATTCTTCTTTAGGCATTTGTTTTTTTGTTTTAAAATCAACAATGGCTTCTTCTCCTTCATATTGTCCTACGAGATCAATAACACCCCGATAATATATGCTGTAATAAATATGAGCTTCTACTCCGTAGACCCATTCTAAGCGATCCTTTAATCCTTTTTCCAATATTATATTTCCCATCTTAGTTGCGAGCTCAGCATAGGGATGGTGTGCGGGATTAACAAGGGGAGGACGTTTTGCATATTTTGATATCCATTTATCACCAAGCCTGTGATTAATGCAAAATTTCCAAATAGAATTTTCCAGATATTTGTGCATACTTTTTCCAATGCTTATTGATTCTTCAGTAATTCGGTTAGCTTCTTCTTCCCCCACTCTTTTTCTCCAATCTTCCAATCCAGATTTATCTTTTGTGCCACCAAGTATTTTTGTAGGAGAAAGTAATAAATGGGAGTCCTCGGGCCATCCATAACTATCTCTTTCTTCGTTATAAAAATCATTATACTTAAAAGTAATTTCTCGACAGCTTTCAGGATACATTCCTACTGTTCGTTTTCCATCCTTGCTTCTTGGGGTATCTTTCATTCTTCCTCCTGTATCTCTCCTGCAATTGCTGCGTATCCCGCCATGTCTACGTAACAATCTTCTGTCTTTCTGTGTTTTAATCGTGCTACTTTTACAAGGATCATGCATATTGCAACATCATGAGGTGAAATTTCTTTATCTAAATAAGAGCTCCATAACTCTGCAATGTTTTTATGGTTCTCATATTTATCCCCATAATCATGTTGTCTTTGTCCCATTACAGTTTTAATAGCCTTATCTAAATAATCTCTTGTCTTCATTATACCCTCCAAAACATTTCTGAAAACTCTTTATTGTTTTCTGAACGCACCATATGCAATTCATTTTTTGCTCGTGTCATTCCCACATAGAATACCCGACGTTCTGCATCTCTATTTTTTCTATACCCTTCGTCAACACGGTGAGATAATTGAGAAAATAATAATACATTGCTTGCTTCCCCGCCTTTTGATCCATGAATAGTGGAGAGTTTAACTTTTGCTTCATGATTAAAATTTTGATTACGTCTTAATGAAGCTAATAAATAAGCCAGTCTAGTTGGAGGTATACGATCTAACGCTAAATCCCATTGCATAGTCTGAGGTAAAAGTAATCCATGATTATCTATTAAGTCCTCATGAGTATATTCTTTATCTTCATTTGCCCGTGGCATTGTTTTAAATCCATACTTTACCCCCGTGTCTACATTCATATAATGATACATGGCTTTTACACCTTCTAATGTAATAGACTGATTACGTGTAAGTTTAGTCCAACTATTAATAGCTAAAAGTAAACGATCACTTACTGATTTAGAGTTATGTCGTTGATAAAATATTCCCCGTGTTTTTAATTCTTCTTCTACTTTATCCAATATATAATTTGTCCGTGCTAAAATTAACCAATCATCTTTTAAAAAATCTATATTACGGTAAGGGTTAGATTGAAATTTTAATAAACCTTTTCTTTCTGTAGCATTCCAATTTTTTTTTACACGATCTTCAATGCGATTAATCATGGAATCCGCACGCTGTTGCACGGCTAACGGTACACGGTAAGATTGATTTAAAATAATTCTATTTCCTTTCTGTTGTTTAAATCTCCAAGGATGTGCGCCCGCCCATTCAAATATAGCTTGATCATCATCTCCAGCAACGTAAGTATGAGTAGCATTTTTAGATAAAATGTCTACCATATTCCACTGAATTGCACTAAGATCTTGTGCCTCATCTATAATAAGTAAACGAAATTTAGGGGATGTATTACGTTTTACAAACTCTAAGATCATATCCGTAAAATCTAAGAATCCATTTTGTTTTTTATATTTCTCTAATCCTGATCTTATTTTACGTAACTTTAAAATACCTCCAGGCAAATGTCCGGTCTCTGGTTGACAAAACTGATGTTCTAAACTAACATCTTTAATCCTTGCAAGATCAATAATACTTACAAACTTATCATCTTGCCATCCCATTCCATAATTATCATATTTATTTGCAGGGTTAGATAATTTTACATTTAATAAATCAGATACTTCTTTGTAATCATTATCATCCATTAAAGAAGAATCATTTAAACCTAATTCCATGTACGCTAAACTATGCAACGTTCTAAAGTATTTAAAATCTTTTTTATTATATTGTGGAAACTGGTTCACGGCTCGAGTGATAGCTTCCGTTGCAGCCTTACGAGTGTAAGCAAAGTATCCAATCTCATCAGGTTCAATTCCTTTTGCTAATCCTTCTTCTACAATACTTAAAAGTTTATGTGTCTTGCCTGTGCCTGGAGGACCAAAAATAATATTCATCATTAGAAGGCCTCTTTCTTTTTCATATCTGGTAAAGGTAAATCTTTTTGATCCATAGGCTTAGAAGGCACATACCATAAATAATATGTAATACCTTTAACTTTTTTTCTATGATTACCTCCACCTAAATCTTGCATTACTCTTGCATGCATTTCTGTTTGAGTAAGAGCCACAAATCTTTTTTTATTTAAATATTCTTTTAAAGTCTTAGGTTGAAAATAAATTTTACCTTCATGTTCCCACGGCATTTCAATGGCTATCTCCTCTTCTCTCTCCGATACACCTTGATCATAAATAAAAGAATATAGATAAGAATCAAACTGCCCATACTTAGTTATCTCTGCAGGGGTTTCAATTATTTCTACGCCCTGGAGTAAGCTTTGAATCTTTATGGTCCATGCGGCAGAGCTTAAAGCATTTGGTAGTTGTGTTAATGCATCCATACATTTTTTTCTAAACTTGCGTTGATCAAATAGTTCCTCTGTATTTAAAACTAATCTCTCTTCTTCAAAGTTTAAAAACCAAACAGGTTCATCTGAATCATATTTTTGTAGATCAGAAAATTTACTTTCATATTCTCCTCCTACGCCAAACTTACGCAAGCGACACTGAGGTGCATCACATCTTGAACACATTGGTTGATCTTTACATTTGTATTTATATTCTTTTTTCTCATGTTGATTAATTGTTTTAGTAACTTGCGCATGGCCTAATGGCGGCTTCATATATTTAAAATTAAATTCAGAAATTTTATCTTGCCAACTCTCAGGCCATTTCTTTTTTGCATAGACAGCGTACTGATATAGAACATTGTCTCTTCCCCCTTCATCTATACCAACACTAATTAATGTTTGTAAACACGGAGGACCATCTTCTAATTCTTCTATAGTTTTTATTTGTTTTATTTTAAATTTTTTTAAATTCTCTTCTGTTATTTTTCTTTCATCTACAAAAGAAAGAAACTCACTTAATAATAATGATTCTCCTTTACTATCAAAACCATTTCGTAAACTATCATCTCCACCATGATAAGGAAGATTTAAAAAGTTTCCTGTATCTCCACGGTCTGCTTGTAATTCTATTTGCTTTGGAAAAATTTCACAGTCGGCATGTCCTAACAAAGAAGAAAAACTTGTTAGTTTAGTGCGCATTAACTTAGCAGATACTACACCATCAATAAATAAAAATAGATGCGCCCCGCCACTCTTTGATCGACATGTAATCAAAGGTAATTTTAATTTCTCTATACTCTTAATTAATTTTTTATGATCTAAAGGATATGTATCTACGTCTATACACCCCCACCTACACATAGAGTCATCCATAATAGGAACGATACCAAGACTCGGATCCTTACCTTCTATGTGATCTACCCAATGCTGTGGTGTTACTGGTTCTTTTTTTATGTAAGACTTACCGCCTCGCTTGCCGTTATCTTTTACCTCGCCCGGTACATATACACCGTGTGCTCTTTCTAAACCGGTAAAAACTTCTTTAAATTTTTCTACACTCATTGTATCCTTCGTTGTTAAATTAAATGAGGGCGAACTATCGGAAGATTATTCGCCCTCACCATGCCCTAATACGGAAGCGGCCCTTTTTCCGTATCGGTCGCACTGCCCTCACCACGTTCTTGAGAAACCTTGGCCTCCCCTTTACTTACCGTTTCAGCGAAAGTTTTTGCTGAGGTGAAGAGAGCAATGTCCTTTTCATTGCTTTGATCGAGTAATCTTTCAAAGCCGAAATCAAATGTATGCCATGTACCTTTGTCATTCTTTTGTTTAACACTACTAACTCTGAATAATCCAGAGAACATAGGCCATTCAGCAGGGATCACAGAACGAATAAGAGAATTAAATTTCTTACTACGTTTGTATCCTGTTGATTTAAGAGTGATGACACAAGGACTACCTAACATACCGTTCGATGACTGTCCTCCTTCATTAACAACATAGACAAAATGATTGGCACATGTTTCAATGTAGTTGCCATTCTCTAATCTGTCTTTGTTTTGTCCATCACGAGTAGTCTGCGAAAGAATATCTGATGTAGC